ACAATATGCCACTCAGGCCGACGGGTATAATAGTCAAATTCAAGCCATCAATAAACAGTTGGGTTCTCCGAGATTTGGGGGAGATCCTAATTTGACAGCAGATCAAAGAGCAGCGTTAGAAGAACAGCGTACTAAATTGTATTCACAATATAATCAAGCCAAGGATAATCAGTATGCCGCAGAAAAACCCGGACTATCCGATACTGTAACAACTCCTAATACCACAACTACTACAACTACAGTTTCTGAAGTAACCGCCAGTGCTAATGACCCAGTAAGCACCGCCGAAGACGCCGATGTTGCCGCAACCGAAAACGCTGCTTCAGGGCCAGATGTGCCAGCGTCATTTGTTGAAGACTTTCCGGCCCCTGTGGACCCGGCAGTAGATGCGGGATTACAATATACATCTACCTACTATGCTCCCAATGGCGATACGGTATACAGCACCGAACAAGGTAGTAGTACAGTTTTCAGTCCGGCAACTATTGATATTATGGCAGGTGTAGACAATGCCCAAGCACAGGCGGCGAGAGCTAACCAAGCTGGGATAACTGCCACTAATACTGATTGGCGTGTAAAGATAAGTCTTGCCCAAGGAGCTGACTATCTTTATAAAACACCTGGCAATCCCAATAATCCCAACGATCCGGGGCCCGGAATACTTCAGCCGCTGGCTAATACAGATGGCGTAATATTTCCGTATACACCAAAGATAGAGATGAGTTATAAAGCCAACTATTCGGCATATGACTTAACACATTCTAATTATAAAGGATATTTTTATCAGAGCTCTGCTCCTGGAGAAATAACCATCACGGGACTGTTTACCGCACAAACAACAAATGACGCAAATTATTTGTTAGCAGTGATACATTTTTTTAGATCAGCCAGTAAGATGTTTTATGGGCAAGATGCTCAACGCGGAAGTCCGCCGCCCTTAGTATTCTTATCAGGATTAGGGCAATATCAATTTAATAACCATCCCTGTCTTATAACCACTTTTAATTATAGCCTGCCTGACGATGTTGACTATATACGTGCGTTGGTATCTAATCAAAATAATACTAATACAACAGCACAAAATACAGTCAAACAATTTGTGGCCACCAATACTTCGCAAATAGTCGCAAGCAGATTAGCTAATGCCGGTACTACAGCGGGGGCTTTACCAGGAGTACCTTTTGGTAGTCCGAATGCCCCGGCACTAGGATCAGGGCCACCGACGTATGTTCCGACAAAAATGACTATTAGTGTTAGTCTACTGCCGGTCAATACCCGTAAACAGGTCAGTACACAATTTAGTTTGAAAGGATTTGCTAATGGGAATTTACTCAGGGGAGGTTTCTGGTAATGGCTAATTATAATCAAACAAGCCCATACTATACTACCGGGTATAGTCAGTTTTTTCTCGATGTTATGGTGAATCGACCGATTCCCAAATTACCCGATGATCAATATTTTTCCATAAATTCTACATATCAATATAGACCTGATCTATTGGCATTTGATCTTTATCAAAATAGTGCTCTGTGGTGGGTATTTTATCAACGTAACCCCAACACACTAATGGCACCGCCACTTGATTTCACTTCGGGCACACAGATATATCTGCCAAAGATAACAACACTAAAATCAGTATTGGGATTTTAATATTTAATATGTCAGCCATACATAATCAAATTCAAACCTATGCTGGTGTGACGCCAGGGCAACCTATAGTGACTACACCTACGAGTGGCCCAGGGGGCAGAGGGACACCTGTTATTACCTCAGCGCAGTCACAATCAACTCCGGGAGCAGATGTTAACGCAGTGCCGGGTGTAAAAGCTCCGGCATCTCCTGGCGTTGCCGCTGCCCCTGAAGACCAATCCAATGGAGCAACATCTGCTTCAGGGATAAATCAAACGCTCAATGATGCTACATCCCCATCTAATCCTATAATTCCGCAACCTAATATTCTAGATCAATTTGCCAGCTACACATATAGTTTAAGTTGGTATCTGGTATCTCCACTTCAATATAAAAATTTAGTTAATCAAAGTGGCAAACTTAACACAAATTTATGGAATTTGTTAGCACAAAGTGGCGGAGCCAGCGCTCAGAGCACTTCGACTAATCCAACGGCTACTCCCACACCTACTTATAACAGAGCTACTGCCCAGGCTGCCGGAAGAATTACATCTACTAGCAGCACGACTGGCAGAAACAAATATTTTAGTTTAGACTACTATTTGGATGATTTAGAAATTGTCAGTACTCTGCAAAATCGCGCGACATCAACTACTGAGATATCTTTTAAAGTAGTCGAACCCAACGGAATAACTTTACTGTCAAATTTAAATAGCGCGATTCGTGGGTTAACAAGTAAACCAGAAGCTACTTGGCAAAATGTACATTATGTGATGGTAATAAGATTCTATGGTTACGATGATCAGGGTAATTTAATTACAAATGTTGGAACGCAAAACGGGCTAATTGGTGCCACACAAGATAATACTACCGCTGTTGTGGTAAAATTTGTTCCTTTTATTATAACAGAATTAAAATTTTCACAAGCAAATAAAACTGTAGAATATCACATCAAAGGAGGTCCTGCTAACTTCGTAAAGCCAGTGGGGTCGGGATTAGGTAGTATTCCATATAATCTAGAATTGACAGGGGATACCGTAGATAAAGTATTAAATGGTCAAGTAACTACTACGGTCGCCTCTGCCACTGACGGGATAATTACTACTCCAAATCCGCCAAATCAATCAGGTACACTAAACACATCAGTCGTAACGTCAGAGTTGTCGGCATACGCACTACAAGTAACTCCGCTCAGTTCTCTCGGATATAATCTCAATAATTTAACTAGGTAATTTAAATGGCCGGCGGAAATAATAATACATTAAATGCTATACGTGGGTTGACACAAGGAAATGTCGGAGGCCGAGGCATAAATCAAGGAGGACGAGGTATTATACCAACTCCGGCACCGGCCGGAGTGCGTACTCCCAACGCTGCGGTCAATGCTCTTATTAGTCCAAATAATCCTCCACCAAATGCTGCGGCTGCTCCAGCCGGATCTGGGCAACTCACTGCCGTAGGACTTTGCCAAGCACTAAATGATTATGAAAATCAATTAGTAAAAGATGGGCAAGCTGAACAGGCTAATTTTTATGAAGTTCAGTTTGTGCCTGATAGTTTAAAAAATTCTACCTTAAAATTATCAGGCACAACTGATAAAAACATGTTGCCAATGCCAGTACCAACGACTGCTAATGCTGCGGCAAATCCTAATCAAAATAATGTGAATTACAAAGGACTATTGCGGTCGATTAGTCAAGGCACACAGGTTGTACAATTTATTGAAACGATTATGCGTAATAGTAGTTTTATTACTGACCAACAAACATATAAGGTTGATTCTGTAATAGGTTCATCCATACCTAATGCGTCGCCTATTAATAGTAACAGAACCCCGACACAATGGTTTAAAATTAGTTTAAATGCCGTACCAATTAGCGATACGCTAGATACGATACGTAATGATTATGCTTACCATATGACCTACATTGTTAGTCCATATCAGATTAATCAAGCTGATAGTCAGTATTTTCCTGATAGTACTTTTCGCGGAGCACACAAGATTTTTAATTACTGGTTTACCGGAGAAAATACACAGATTTTACATTATGAACAAAATTTTAATACTTTATATTATAATGTTATCGGTGGATCTAATGCCCCGGCTAAACCAGTACTTTATCCCGATATAGCGCAGGCACTACAATATCAAAATAAAAGAGTACCGGCGACACGAACAGGAGAAAATGATCAAGGTGCCACAAACGGAGCAAATAATCCTGCTAGTAGTTTGGCCGATTATTTGTATAGTTTATCTGATCAAAAAACTATTGATCTTAAAATAATAGGCGATCCTGCTTTTATACTTCAAGGCGAAGTCACAGGTCTGACAGCACAAAATTTCAATTTTGGGGGATTTTATCCAGATGGTACTATAAATCCTGATATCCAGCAAGCAGTATTCATCGTAAAATGGAATTCTCCAGCTGACTATGACAACGCGATCGGAGATCCTTATCAAGGATCTGGACTAATGGATATTAACGCAGCGGGCCAAGCGGCTTTTAACAGTTCGCTAGCAGCCTCCCCGGCTCAACAAAGTGCTGCGTATAGCGTAACAACCGTTAAAAGTACTTTTAGTAAAGGAAAATTTGAGCAAGATTTACACGGGGCATTGATAACAAACCTAGGACAACAACAACTATCTGAGGTTACTGCCTCGGCCGGCAGAAGCTCAACCGCTAGTAACACATCAACCCCGGCACCAAATCAACCACAACAAGGCACACGCACGCCTAATTTACAAACTTTCTCAAATGATGCCGGCGCATTACTGGCTCCGATTACAACTAACAGTTTGAATAGTGGATTGAATCCTAGCCTATGGACTAATAAAATTAATAATATTTTACAGCCGACAGGAATCGCATCTTCGATATTAAATCTAGGCACTCCTCAACCAGCTAATCCAAATCAATTACCTTCTTCTAATGGTATAAATCTTGGTCCTGTTAATATTAGTACCAATGCAATCTTACAAAATTTACCTAACGGGTTCGCTTCTACTACCAAAGCTGCCGTAGTTTCTGCGTTTAATAATTTTAATAAAACCCCTATATCTACAGTGCCTCCTGTCGATAATACATATAGCCCCACGCAAACTGACGCTTCGATACAAGTTTACGGGGATACTCAAGTACAAGTAAATACAGAATCACAAATTATGGCACCGCCCGAAGATTCTTCGGATGGTGATTTAGGAACTTAACTATGCCAAATAATACCCCGCGAACGACAGGTAGGTCGCAGACTTATAAATTTGATCGTGGCGGAACCCCTGCCGATTTTGGCCCATTCAGCGGCGAGGTAATGAATAACGTCGACCCAACTAGACAAGGTCGTCTTCAAGTATACATCGAGCAGTTTAGTGGACCAAACAAACAAGTCGTTGAAAAGTGGCGCACTGTAAGTTATTGCCCGCCGTTTTTCGGAGCAACACCAAAAACTAGTACGTCAGATGGAGTGGGCACGTACGGATCTACTAACAATCAGCAGAGTTACGGGATGTGGATGACGCCACCTGATGTGGGAGTTTCAGTTTTATGTTTTTTCATAGCTGGTGATCCAAATCAGGGATACTACATAGGTTGCTTACCAGAGCAAGGTATCAATCATATGGTGCCTGCGATCGGGGCTACTGCTAATGCAACCGATCAAAACATAGATCAAAATGAATATTTTACCAAAAGTCCAGCATTGCCAGTAACTGAAATTAATAATGCTCCGACCAATACTGCCATCAATGAATCTCCACAATTTTTTAATCAAAAAAAGCCGGTACACAGTTATGTTGCCAGTGCTCTTTTTCAGCAGGGTTTAGTGAACGATCCCATACGCGGATCAATCACTAGTTCTAGCCAGCGAGAGAGTCCTTCGACCGTATACGGAATCAGTACCCCCGGTAGACCCATCTATCAAGGCGGATTGAATGATGCTACCGTACAACAACAAGTAGCATCAGGACAAGTAAAGGTAGAAGATCTCAATATCGTAGGTCGTCGTGGCGGGCATTCTTTTGTGATGGATGATGGGGACATCGCCGGAAAAAATGCCCTAGTGCGGATACGCACTGCCAGCGGCCATCAGATTACATTAAGTGATGACGGGAACTGCTTATACATCTGTCATGCTAATGGGCAGGCGTGGGTCGAATTAGGTCAAGAAGGTACGTTAGATGTCTATGCCACAAACAGTATAAATCTACGCACCGAAGGCACGCTAAATCTGCACGCTGATAAAGATATCAATATCAATGCTGGTGGCAATCTAACTATGTTAGGTAATACTGCGAGTACGTTACAGAGTAACGGTCCACTTAATTTACAATCTAAAGGCCTGGCAAGTCTGTATAGCCAACTCAGTATAGGTGTAAAAACTGGCGGAGCATTGGCATTGCAAAGTAGTATCGGAGCATGGAATGCCGGTGCCGAACTGGCGTTAGACGCAGTTGGTATAGATCTCAATGGCGGACTAGCTTTAGCAACGGCCGCTTTGCCGGCGCCCACAGGAGTACATAATTATCTAATGCCAGATTCTGATTTTAATGCTTCAACTGGGTGGAAAGTATCAGCTACACAACTAAAGAGCGTGTGTACACGGGCACCTACACACGAACCTTGGCCTTATCATAATCAAGGTGTGCAGGTTCATGTTAGTCTAGAAACCCCAACTAATAGCCAGCCGCCCGGAGCACCGACATTGCCTGGCGGAGTTTCTATATCTCAAGTTGCTTCGGCAGCAACTTCAGCAGCATCGTCTGCGGTGTCATCGGCAGCATCGACGGCAATATCTGATCTCACATCGTCTTTGGGATTTTAACTTAAGCAATGTCTAAATTCACTTATACGCTTCCATCTGGAACAAAATACGTGTTAAACGCTCCGAGTGGTACTACACAGCTCGAAGCGGATAAGATTTTTTACTCACAAGTTGCAGCTGGATCATTGGTGGGATATAAACCTGGAGACATATTGACCAGTCCAGCTACGATACTGACTAATTTTGGATTATCTAGACTACAGAGAAAAACTGCTGGAGTTGATGAAAAAACTTTACTAGCAATAGTTTCCGGGTTACCTATTGTAGCACCTATTCCGTCATTGCCCACCGCATCAGTACAAAATCCAATCAGTCAAGCAGATTTCGTACAAGTTCTTAGTAACCCCAGGGGCAATATAAATGGTTTGGTGGACATACAACCGCAAGGTATCGGACCGTTAACACCGGTACAAGTACAAGCATTGATGGCGCAGCTAGCAGCCGTTGTCGATCAACCATCTGCTGATATAACACAAGAAAAGGGTGTGGGAAAATACGGATTTAATAGTGTACAATTAGAAAGAGCTGGTTACATCAAACCAGGATTCTCTAATAGATATTGCCGATTAAATGCCACTACACAGCAGAATCCAACTAATTTTGTGTCATACATGAAATCTCCCGCCCCATGGACAGGTGTTAATGGTGTAACGACAGTCGATGACATTCTTGCCAATGATGCTTTACAAAATCAGATACAGCATAATCTAATGTCTCAGAGTTACGATGGGCTGGTGGCAACGGGAACAATTATTCCCCCAACGCCAACAGTCACCACACCTAGCGTCAGTACCGGACAAGTTTATACTAATGATGGGATATTAACTTCTATAACCCCATTAACTTTATTAACAAGTAGCGGTATTGGAATCAACTCTACTGACAGTAATTTACTACGAGCGGTAGCAGGCAATGCTTTAGTCACTTTAAATAGCCTAAACGGTCTTAATGGTAATATAAGTTCATTGCCGGCAGATCCTCCGGTTGGTACGATCAGCAGCAGTTTATCTAGTTTAGGGCCAACGGCAGTAGCAATTTACAATAGCGGGATAACTAGCCTCTCATCAGGAGCAGTTGGATTTTCAGCTAATCCAACTAGTTTAACTAATGCTGCTAGTAGTATACTGAGCAGCAACGGAGCTAACAGTCTGCTTGGCGGCGGTAGTGTAAGTAGTTTATTATCTAGCAATGGCGTAAGCAATTTACTCGGAAATAACGGAGTGAGTAACCTATTAAATGGTAGTGGCGTAAGCAATTTACTCGGAAATAACGGAGTGAGTAACCTATTAAATGGTAGTGGCGTAAGCAATTTACTAAGTGGTGGCGGGCTATCGCAGCTGGGAGGGCTAGCCAGCGCAGTACCTCCGGGAATAGGTGATATTGCCGGTAGCCTCACTACTAGCCTAAACGGTGATATCGGAGCATTAGTTAATAATGCTAGCAAATACGGAGTGGATGTTACCAATGCCTGGGCATCCGCTTCCAGCGAGATTACATCTGTCACAAGCGATTTAACCGGAGGAATAACAACTAATTTTGGTAGTGGTATAACCGATAATATATCAAATTTAACTGACGGGCTTTCAAGTAGTTTCGGGGATCTGACTGGGGGGCTAGGAGGTTCTGGATTTATCGGCACGGAGGGATATATTGCCGGCGTCGGAGATCTTTCTAGTTTAGGCAGTGGTGTTGGGGACATTTCTAATTTAACAAGCGGATTAAGCGGTGGCCTTGGCGACGCGCTAGGATCACTCGGCGCTAGTAGTGTATTCAGTGTAGGGTTCTCGGCTTTTTCATCGGGTGGATTAGATGGGGGTACTTCGGTGGCAGGAGCATTTAGCAATACTGTTGATCGTAGTAAGCTAGATGCTGCGGCAGTCAGAATTATCGGGAGCAACAAAATAACACCCCCATCTTATGATTTACCTAGTTTTTCTAGTCTCGGCGCAAGTGCTGATATAAATTTTGCTCAATCCATATTAGGCGGATTACAAAATGCCGCTGCTGGTTTATTGACTTCGGCCGGTATACCATCTAATATTTCCAATCAAGCAGTAAAAATCGCTGGCAACTTATTCGGTTAAATATAGACATGGCTACCTTTATTGGATTTAATACGATAAATCAAAATAAACAATTTGTATTGGTTGATTTTGATCTTATAAAACAAGACTTATTAAACGCGTTCAATATAAGACAGGGCGAATTGGTGGGGTTACCGGGGTATGGTACCTTGTTATGGGATTACTTGTTTGAAAATCAAACAACGGAAACACAGACAGCCATATATAACGAAATTCAACGTGTAGCTGGCGGCGATCCCCGTATATACATCAATGATATCGTTATGTTTCCACAGGAGAATGGGATATTAGTACAGATCCAACTTCAGACCGTAGCCACAACTGATGCACAGATTTTATCTATATTTTTCAATCAAAATCAACGCAGTGCCAGCTATGTCTAAGTAAACTACCCAGTTTATTTTAGGCATAAATATCGTAATACTAGGATAACAATGGCCACAACAACAAGACAAACTGTACTTTTCGGAGTAGAAGACTGGCGGCGTATATACCAAACTTACAGCGAGGGGAATTTTCAAAGTTACGATTTTGAAACACTACGCAAAAGTTTTGTAGACTATCTACAGCAGTATTATCCGGAGACGTTTAATGATTATATCGAATCTTCGGAATTTATTGCTCTGCTCGACGTCATGGCATTTATGGGCCAGAGTCTTGCCTTTCGTACCGATCTAAATACTCGCGAAAATTATATCGACACAGCTGAACGCAGAGACAGTGTAATTAAACTGGCTAATTTAGTTTCTTATACTCCGCAACGTAATACTGAAGCTAGTGGATATCTCAAAGTATTTTCAGTATCTACAACAGAAAATTTAACAGACTATAATGGCGTTAGTCTTTCAAACGTAACAGTAAATTGGGCCGATCCTAGTAACTTTGATTGGCAAGAACAATTTATAACCATCATCAATGCGGCTCTAGTTGATACACAGAGAGTTGGCAATCCGGCAAATGATCAAGTTATATTAGGAATAGATACTCAAGAATATACTATTAACTTAGTGCCTGGGTATATTCCGGTCATTCCTTATACAGCTACTATTGACGGTATCAACATGCCATTTGAAGCTGTAAATGCCACATCATTGTACGAAACATATGTATACGAACCGCCTCCTTTGCCTAACGGACAATTCAATGTTTTATTTAGAAACGATCAGTTAGGCTATGCCAGTGCCAATACTGGCTTCTTCTTTTACTTTAAGCAAGGTGTGTTACAGAGTCAAGATTTTAATCTAGCTGAAAGCATCAGTAATCGAACAGTTAATATTAACATAGACGGTATTAATAATACTGATATATGGTTATATCAATTAGATAATCTCGGCAATCTTCGTCAGGAATGGTCTATGGTACCTTCAGTGTACGCCGCTGCTGTCGAGCAAATGACCTCGACACTACGTACAGTATTTTCAGTAGCAAGTAGAACTAATGATCAGATAACACTAGTATTTGGTGATAATGTATTTTCGGCCATTCCAGTTGGACAGTTCAGAACTTATGTGCGGGCGTCTAACGGATTACAATACATTATCAATCCTGAGCAGATGCAGTCAGTACAGATTCCTATATCATACGTGAGTCGCACTGGCAGTATTGAAACTATAACATTTACTTGCGGGTTGACTACTCCAGTATCCAATGCTGCTCCGCGCGAAACTATCACACAGATCAAAGAACGCGCCCCTGCCAGATATTACACACAGAATCGTATGGTTAACGGCGAAGACTATACTAACTTCCCTTTCACTACATACAATTCTATCATTAAAAGTGCTGCCTTAAACCGCAGCTCTATTGGTACTAGTCGCTATCTAGATCTAGTTGATCCAACAGGAAAGTATTCTTCTACTAATGTGTTTGGCAGTGACGGCGCACTATGGTATACTAACACTACTCCGGCATTCACATTTACATGGCAAACTACTAATAATATCAATAATGTCATCTTAAATGATCTGACTCCGATATTGATACAAGCAACATTAAAACAATTTTACTATGCTAATTTTTCCAGACCAGATCTGTCAGCGTTAAATTACTCATGGCATGAAAGTACTACTATTGTAAATGAAACTACTGGGTATTTCATGAATAGTAATGGTACTCCCGTTGCTGTTGGATCTAGTGCCAGTAACAATGCTAAATTTATCGTCGAAGGGGCGTTAGTTAAATTTATTCCGCCAACTGGATATTATTTTAGTGGCAGCAACGAGTTGAAACCCGGTGTGCCTACATCAGATCAAGATCATCTAGTAATCTGGGCGAGTCCAACTGCCGTTATCGGCGACGGCACTAACAATGGGTTAGGCAATCTGACCAGCGGGGTCGGTCCAGTGGTTTTTAATACCTATGTCCCTACGGGTGCCATCGCATCATCGGTTATTCCCTTATTTGTAACAACCTTTACTAACACAGTACAGCAGTCAATTTATAATCAGATTTTTATTAATGCCAATTTTGGATTGGGATATGATAACACAGGTGCTATAACCGGAACCCCATACACTTGGTACGTGATCACCGCAACTAATTTGGCAGTTGGGGCAACATGGAGCCAAACCAATGCTGGTAACACATCTGGGGCCAGTCTAGATGCCAGTTGGTTAATACAATGTACATATGATGGATCACAATATACTACGGTATCTAGGAGTTTAGATTATTATTGGGGTAGTGTAGTGGAAGTACGATTCTTCTTTGATACTGTACAGACAATTTACGATAGCCGCACCGGTACTGTCATCAGTGATTTCATCAAAGTATTAAAGACTAATAGTCAGCCCAACACCAATTATCCCTTGTTGGGAGATATACAACTAAAAATTATAGGTCAACCAGTATTAACTGATGGATTAGTTGACGACTATCAGATATTAGTCAGTTATCAAGATTACAATAATAACAGAATACCCGATGATCCTGATTTCTTCGAAGAGATAGTTGGGGTGTCTCCTGCCAGCGGGGCAGCCACTGGGTTATCCTATGTATATTTCCAACAAACTGTTGATTTTGACAATCTAGAACGTTATCTATTACAACCTTCGGGTGTAGTCGATGATGATTGGCCTACATTGGCTGCGATAGAAGTAGTGAAGGAACAATATCCAACTGGGAAAGTTTTTTATGCTTACCAAGAAGGTAATTTTTATATCTTAACATTAACTCTTCAAGGTGCGAGAGTATTAACTCTCACATCAGGCTGGATAGCACAAGTAGGCAGACAAGATTTGTATTTCCAATATAGACACAATAGCGCATTGACCAATCTCATCGATCCCGGTAGTACTAATATCATCGACTTATATGTTGTAACTTTAGAATATTATACGGCATACAAACAATGGATACAAGATACCACTGGCGCAGTGACCGAACCTTTGCCACCGTCTATCGATGCATTAACATCTGCGTATGCTAGTCTTCAAAGCTATAAAATGATAAGTGATAATATGATTCTCAACAGCGTCGAGTTCCAGCCGTTATTCGGTAGTAAGTCAAAAGAATCCCTGCGAGCCACTATCAAAGTTATACCCGCAGCTAATACTAATGCCAGTAACAATCAGATACAAAATTTAGTATTGGCTACGATGAACGCTTATTTCGATATTGCGAACTGGAACTTTGGGCAGACCTTTTACTTCTCAGAGTTATCTGCGTATATACACTCGCAAGTAGGTACATATGTGGCATCGGTGGTATTAGTACCGTTAAACCCGCAAAAATCTTTTGGCGACTTATATGAGATTCAATGTGCTCCTTATCAGATTTTTGTCAACGGAGCTACTATACAAGATATAGAAATAATCAATTCATTAACCAGCACGAATCTACAGACGGCTCCTGGTAGCGGAGTAATATAATGGCTAATCAAATTCGCAGCGTCGATTTCTTACCACAGATATTTCAAACTCCAGTCAATACACAGTTTTTATCGGCTACATTAGATCAGCTTATCCAAGAACCAAAGTATAAACAGACACAAGGTTTTATAGGTCAAAAAACTGGACCTGGGGTTAATCCCAATGACAACTATGTAATCGAACCAACTGCCAGTCGTAACAATTATCAACTAGAACCGGGGGTGGTATCACTCAACCCAACTACATCGGCACTTGATGATGTCATAACTTATCCAGGTATACTAGATGCATTGAGTACACAAGGCGGAATAGTCAATCAAGCTGACAGATTATTTGAAAGTGAATATTATTCTTGGGATCCATTTGTAGATTTTGACAAGCTAAACAATTATGCTCAGTACTACTGGCTACCAAACGGCCCAGATGCTGTCACCGTAGCCGGAACAGAAGTGCCAACGACGCAAACATTTACGGTTACTAGAGCCAACGGAGCTTACACCTTTAACGGGTACACTGGCGATAACCCCGCGATAACACTGGTTAGAAACGGCAACTATCAATTTAATGTAGCACAAAATACTGCCGATGCCATCGACTTCCGCGTTACAAATAATGGCACAAGTTCTTGGGCTATCGATTACCAACCCAACCCAACACTAACTCTAGTTCGTGGCAATACATATTCTTTTAATCTCATACAAACTCTGCCTTTAGCATTTTACATCAAAACAGAGTTAAGTTATGGCACGACTAATATATGGTCAGAAGGTGTATCTAATAATGGTGCCGTACAGGGGTTAATTATTTTTACAGTTCCACAAGATGCGCCCGATGTGCTTTATTATTGTAACGATTTAGAATTTAATCTACGTGGACAATTAAATATCGTCGATGCTACTTCAGGCACTGGTCCAGATTTTTGGATACAAACACAGCCAGGAACAAAAGGTGTATTACCCTGGAGTCCTAACATTTCTAGCCGAGATGTGCTGGGCGTAAGCAATAACGGTATTGATTTAGGTACTGTATCGTTTAGTGTTCCGGCAAGTACCGCACAAGATTTCTATTTTTCCTTAACAAACATCGGCAGAGTCGATTTGATAGCCGGGTCGCAATATCAGTTTGACAAAATCAATGGCGTAACAGTAGCAAGTTTTCTAGCCTCGTACCCTACTGGCATTGACGGTATAACTAACATTAATAATAGAACTTTAGTTTTTACCACACAAACTGCTAGTCCAGAACTCGGAGGTTGGTATTATCAGAGCCCCTTCTCTCCACAAACTAGAACCTCCCCTCCCAATGTACCTGATCCGGCCGACGGGCAAGCAGGAACCTTCGATGCTTCGCCGTTTGATCAAAGTACCCCTATAACTGATCCGGCGATACAGTTTGGTGTCTGGCGTGCTAATTATGTCACTGTCAACGGAGTACAGTTTATACAATTAACCTCAGTCCAGAATGTAGCTACATTATCACAACTTACTGTGGGAATGGGTACTCAATGGGTGAATACGCAATGGTGGAAAAATTCACAAGGCTACTATGTAGAAATGCCAGCACTGACGGCACCGTTATCTACTTTATTCTATCAAGACAGCGAAGATCCCAATATATTTGGTACAATTAATCTTATAAATCAGAATTCCAATGCTAGTATTGATGTTGACATAGATATTTTAGGTAAAAAAACATATACTAGCCCAAACGGCGTAACTTTTACTAACGGACTCAAAGTAATATTTCAAGGAGCAGTAACTCCGTCATCTTATCAGGGAAATAGTTACTACGTTCAAGGTGTGGGCGCAGGTATCGTGTTACTACCAGTATCAGAATTCGTTGTACCTGAAACATATGCGACAGAAGTAAGCTCTATCCAAGTAACTGGAGCAACCAGTACGGGAACAGAAGTAACGCTGACATATGTTACGCAATCATATGTTCCGTTTGTCACTGGCGAAATAATAATCGTTAGTGGGATCGTATCAGAAACTGGAAATTACAACGGTGTTTTTACAGTACTGTCCGCAACTGAATCACAGGTAGTATATACCAGTACTGCCATTGGTGTTTATGTCAGTGGCGGAAAAATTGATGCTTACGGTAATCAGCCACTAACACCTGATTATATAACCATCAGTCAAGCCAGTATCGACCTTAACCCATGGACACGAAGCAATAGATGGTTTCATACAGATGTATTAAAGTTGACAGCGGCGTATAATAAGACATCGCCTAGTTATGTAAATGTACAGCGAGCCAAAAGACCCATCTTAGAATTTAGAGCTGGCACAAAATTATTCAATTTTGGGTCAGACGGTGTAATACCTGTAAATGTTATCGACTTTACACAGACTAATGCCTTAGAAAATGTTAATGGGCAGACTGGTTATGGAACTGATGGTTACACATTGATACAGGGCAGTTTGATTATTTTTGCCGCGGATGCTAATCCTGCTGTGCGCAATAATATCTATCAAGTTACATTTATCGTACCAGATCCTGCGAATCCTACACCCATTATCGATCTAGTTTTAGTGTCTGGTTACGATCCAATATTACTAAATCAAAGTACTGTTTGTCTTGACGGATTGACATTGACCGGAGTAAGTTTTTACTATAACGGAACCAATTGGGTAAAATCTCAGCAAAAGACTGCGGTCAATCAACCGCCATTGTTTGATGTATTTGACAGTAACAGCAATAGTTTTGGTGACACTGAATATTACCCCAGTACTAACTTTACTGGCTGTAAATTATTAAGTTACGCAGAAAATCCCGACAATCCAGTTGATAGTGTATTGGGGATTCCGTTAGCTTACTTTAGTATCGATAATATAGGAGACATATTATTCGATAATAATTTATACACTGATACATTTGTATACACAAAAACTAATAATGGCATCACTGTGGATGTCAGCACTGGGTTTGTTCGACAGTATTTGACTAGAACCCTTTACTCCACTGAACTTGGCTGGCAGACGGCTGCGATACCCTCGCTACCAAGACAGCAATTTCAATTTAATTATTCTGGTCAACCACTACAGCTTGATGTTTTAGCTGCTACTAGTTTAGGAGTTCCTGCGGTACAGATTTTCATTAACAATGTCTATCAATTATCAAACAGTTATACATTATCGGTAAACGCTAATACAAATACTACCGTTATAACATTGACGGGTACAGGGTATGTTATCGGCGATATCATCGAAGTTTTAGTTTATAGCTCAGAAGTTAGTAACGTGGGATTTTATCAAGTTCCTGTTAATCTAGAAAATAATCCCTTTAACGGTAATAGTAGTCAGTTTAGTCTCGGCACGATTCGTCAACACTATGCTACTGTCTGCGAAAATCTATTAGGATTCCAGGGCACGATAAATGGCCCTAACAATACACGAGATCTGGGTAATATCGTTCCCTATGGGCAACAGATATTACAGCAATCTTCGCCTTTGACGTTAGCGGGGTATTTCTTAAGGAGTATTAACTACGATATATTTGCTTCAATCGAATATAATAGTCGAGAATATGTCAAATATAAAAACAAATTATTAACGGCTGTAACACAATTGAATATAAGTGTAGGGCAATCTGTCAGTAGCATCCTCGATGCGGCTATACAACGTATTACAGTAAGTTTTACTAACTCTAGTCCATTTTATTGGAGTGATATGCTGCCAACAGGCGCCAATTATACTTCAAACTCAACTACCGTAAACCCCATTACTACAGCGACATTTAATACCGTACAAACATATAATTTCACATCTAGTAACTACCTAGGATTGTTGGTTTATGTAAATGGCGTATTATTATTGAGAGGCCCTCAGTATGTGGTATCCACAGAAGCTCCTAAATTAACTATCTTAATTCCGTTAAACATCGGAGACGTTGTTACAATTAATGAATACCCAACTACTATACCTAGCTGGTGCCCGAATACGCCCAGCAAGATGGGATTATATCCTAAGTATACGCCAGAGATTTATCTCGACGAAACCTACTCGGAACCTACTGTGGTAATACAAGGACACGATGGTAGCATTACTGTCGCATTTGGTGATATAAGAGACCAAGTTTTACTAGAATTTGAAAAAAGAATTTACGACAACATCAAAGTTGATGACAATCCAATTCCATTGACAACTGACGAAGTAGATCCAAACTTTTATCCAGCACAGACAACAGCATTACTGCCGGGATTTTTCCGCAGTACACCTTATACCTATGCTGAAGTAAATCAGATACTCAGCGAAGAATTTTTAACTTGGGTCGGGCAGAATAAAATAGATTACACACGGCAGAATTATGTTGCCGACAATCCGTTTAGTTATAATTACGGCCAATCAGCTAATCGCATAACTGGTGAAGAATTTTTACAAGGCAACTGGCGCGGAATTTATCGTTATTTTTACGACACTGAGACACCAAATTCTACACCTTGGGAAATGGTGGGATTCAGCGAAGAACCTAACTGGTGGGTACAACGTTATGGGCCAGCCCCTTACACATCTGGCAATACAGTATTGTGGGATGATTTAGAAGCTGGTATAGTGGGAGATCCTGCTGGACCATATATATTATCAGAATACGCTAGACCAGGTTTGAGCAAAGTTATACCAGCAGGTAGCGAAGGGGAATTATTATCACCCTTAGAATGTGTAGTAGGTAAAAACGACCCGCTATCTTTCCAAGCATCGTGGGTAGCAGGAGATGGTGGGCCAGTACAAGCTTCTTGGTGGAATTCGTCATCTTATCCGTTTGCCATAATGAGACTATTGGCTCTCACTAAACCAGCACAATTCTTCTCACTGTTTGCTGACAGAGATCTATATCGCTACAACACTACGTTAGGGCAATATCTCTATAATGGCCGTTATCGCTTAAATGCCAGCGGTGTTCAAATTTACGGTAATGGCGTTAGCAAAGCCAGTTATATAAACTGGATCGTCGATTACTATAGTCAATCGGGTGTGAATAGCACTACCGCATTAACCGAAGCATTGGCAAATCTAGATGTGAGACTATGCTACCGCATGGCGTCATTCTCAGACCCTGTATACCTACGACTATTCACTGAACGTGCTGGACCTAACTCTACTAATAATAGTCTGTTAATTCCTCCAACAAGTTACGACTTATTATTTTATAAGAATCAACCTTTTAATCAGATCACTTACAGCTCGGTTATCGTCACAGTCACTGAACTGGCAAATGGCGGCACAGGATATGCGGTATTTGGATATAGTAATGTACAGCCCTATTTTGAAGTTTTAGTCAGCAATCCGTTTGGTCCTTACCAACCTATTACTGCTGGTGGGGTTACGGTCAAAGTACCTACCCAGTACACCACCAATACTACCTTGATACCTTACGGTTACGTCTTTACCAATACCACTAGTGTATGTGATTTCTTGTTGAGTTACGGTGGATATTTAGAAAATCAAGGTATAATTTTCAACAATGTGGAAAACGGGTACACACTAAATTGGCAGCAGATGGCGCAGGAATTTTTATATTTTTCTTCGCAAGGCTGGACACCAGGAACGATGATAAATCTCAACCCTTGTGCCACTAAAATCACTGCGAGCCAGCCCATCAGTATCGTTGATACTATCGCTAGTGTTACCCCGGAAAATATGCTGTTAGATCAGAATCATAAAGTTCTGGATGTGAGAACTATGGTGGTTTTCCGTGACGGTAATACATTTTCAGTATCAACCACAACTGGGCAGACTATTAATTTCTTAACACTAAAATTTACCAATTATGAAGATATGGTAGTATTGAACAACACTAGCCAATATCAAGATTTAATATATAATCCAATAACGGCAGCACGTCAATCCAGGCTCAGTTTGATCGCATCAACTACTACCGAGTGGGACGGTCAGTTAAATGCCCAGGGCTTTATATTAAATCTAAATAACGTAAAACAGTGGCAATCGTATACAAAATATACTAAAGGTCAGATAGTTTTATATAAAAATACCTACTGGCAAGCTGTCACTATTAGTCAACCTCAGGAAACATTTAATTATAACGATTGGGTAAAGAGTAACTATCAATTAATAGATCAAGGTCTATTGCCTAACCTAGCCAATAAAGCTGACCAACTAGTCAGTGCTTACGATGTATATCAAGCTAATCTGACCAGCGACAATGACTTATTTGCGTTTGGATTAATCGGCTTCCGTCCACGTCAATATATGACTGATATGAATCTTGACGGGGTTACACAGGTTCAATTATATCAACAATTTATTGGTACTAAAGGAACCAGACTAGCAGCACAAGTTTTTGGAAACGCTAATCTAGGAAAAGAATCTGGCCAATATAATGTTTATGAAAACTGGGGCGTTTTATCCGGTACATACGGAGCACAGGCTAATAGAAGTTATTTTGAAATTCAGCTAAATCAGTCATTGTTAAGTTACAATCCGTCAACTATACAAATCATCGTACCAGGACAGACGAGCCAGGCCAATCAGACTGTTTTTGTTGACAATTTATGGCGTGAAAGTTACAAGATCACTTCGCCTGATGTCCTTCCCACTACCTACGAAAATAGTAACCTGCCTACCGCGTTACCGACCGCAGGTTACGTGTGTTTAGATGACGTCAATGTTACAGTCTTTAGTATAGATGATCCCAGTGCTATCAGTGCTGATCTTAATAACATTGGTATTGGCACTTATATATGGATAGCAAAAATCAACAGCTATAATTGGGGTGTCTACCGTGTAGCAGAAGTGCCTGGGCAGATGAGATTGTTAACGAATGGACTTAACGGTACTAGTACAGTTTCATTCAGTGCCGCGCATGGTTTGGCAGTTGCTGATTTAATCATCATAAAATATTTTAATCCTGCGGTTAACGGAGTGTATAGAGTATTAGCGATTCCGTCAATCACTACGATTACTATCGCATATACTTTCACTAATACTAATTTAACTTCAGTTGGTGGCACTGGTTTGGTATTTAGATTGCAACCGGCCCGTGTAAGCCAGGCTAGCGATATATCAACATTAGATTATGTTAATAATCTATTACCCGGAGACATCGTTTGGGTAGACAACGACGGTAACGGGCACTGGGAAACTCTTAAGAAGCAGTCGCCCTTTGTGGCAAATACCACTATTATTCCTGAATTTACTGCTGATACCCAATATGGAATAAGTGTTGCCCAGACTATCGATAGTTTTGGTGCACTCGTCGGAGCCCCAGGGGCTAACAACGGGGCTGGCGCGGCATTGGCATATTTCAAAGGAGCCACTACTGACTATCAGTATAGTACTATTTTTGTTCCTTCGGCGACAGGGTCAGCTGGATTTGGAAATTTAGTAAATTTTGGTAATCAAAACTGGGCAGTAGTCGGAGCTAGTAATAGTCTGTCGGGTGTGGGCTATGCTACGATGATCTATCGTAATTCACTCGATGGACAATATAGTATAACACAGTTACTAGTTCCCCCGGATCAGAATTTTACTGCTATAGGATTTGGAACATCGGGCGTTATTAGTACAGATGAACATTGGATGTATATTGGAGCTCCGAATAATAATACAGTATATGCTTACGAGCGTGTTGATGTGGTTGATCAATTTATAACTTATACCACAGACGGTGTTACAACTAGCTTTGCCTATAGTGATGCTATACAGATTAACTATGCCGAGATAAACCAACTAATTGTTACTTTAGGAACTTTAGTCGTTACACCTAATGTAGATTACACCATCACCTCAAACAATGTAGTGTTTATCGATGCGCCATTTAGAGGTCAAACTCTATCAATTACCAGAAGACAACAGACACAACTAGATCAAGTAATTTATAGCAACTTATCACAAAGTTCAACATCTGGTACTGGACAAGGCGCAACATTTACTGTGACTAACACTCGCGGTGTATACTCGGCTATATTAACTTATGGCGGTAGTGCTTACAACATAGGCGACACTCTCACCATTAACGGTAGTGTCATCGGAGGCGTCACCCCGGCCAATAATCTAATTATCGTAGTGACTAATGTTGCTGGTGGCGTGTTAGTGAGCTTTACGACTGCCGGCGGGGGCATAACCGATACGAGCTCTTTCAATCTATCTTCGTCACTGTATACGGCTACTAACATTTATAGCTTTACTGTTGTTGTAGATTCTCGGATACAGCGTCCTTATCTAGATTATACATTTAACAACACTTCTGCCGAGTTAACTTTCCTATCCGGATCTAATCCCACAGCAGGCGCAGCAATCATCGTAACTTCAGAAACATACTGGCAGTATGTCACTAGCATAACCGCATCTGATTCTGCGTATGGAGATAAATTTGGAGCAAGTGTAGGCACGACCACAGATGGTCGCCAGATCATAATAGGGGCACCCAACGCAGAAGTCAATACCATAGGAATGGCCGGTAAGGCTTATGTCTTTGACCGCAGCGTAATTAGATATATCGTTTCTAATGCTAGTCAGACGACCTATCCGATGTCAGGTACGATAAACTCACCAGTCGCAGTAAGTGTTAATAATGTCTTTTTATTGACCACAGCACAATCGATCACAGGACAGTATACTGTAAGTGGCAATAATATCGTGTTTTCTAATATAACATTCACCATCGGTGACATTATACAGATTGAAACTAACGAAATCCAGCAGATACAAGAATTCAATTCTGACACACCTAGTTATGAAGCTAAGTTTAGCACAGCAATCGATGTATGTCCGTTAAACTGTAGTATCTACACAGGAGCTCCGTTTGACAGTACATATGTTTCGCAGGCAGGGTCAGTAGATCACTTAGTTAATCAGTCGAGAGTATACGGAGTTACAACGACAACTATCGCAAACCCTGTGCTGACCGCATACGGAACATTGAGAATCAACGATAGTATAATCGCTATACCTCCCGCACCATTAAATACTGTAACAGGTTTTGCCGATGCCATCAATAATTCGGGCATACCCAATGTTGCTGCCGCGACTACACCTAACTTAAATTTTATAGGCGACGGGGTAACCAAGGCGTTTTATATAGGTACTTTATATTCTTCGACATCTTCGTACACAACTGTAGTATATGTAAATGGCGAGCTACAAGTTTATGGAGTAGATTATTCATACGACAATACGTCGGAACAGATATATTTTGTTTACGCTCCTCAGAGATTTGCTGAGATAACCGTCGTATCCGGAAGATTGACTATCAGTATCCAGAATTCGGCAGCCGCTGCTACTGGAAATATGATAACAGTTTTACCTGGTGTAGAAAATTCTGTGTTTAATGAATTAGGATTTGATACATTTGTGTTTACACAACAGATATTAAGCCCTGCCCCTACCGTATATGGTCAATTTGGCGCTTCGCTTAGTATAGATACTAATGCCATTAATTTAATCGTCGGCAGTCCTAACGGCAATGTTTACGAGGCAACGACATTTGATGCTGGGCAGACTTATTTTGACGAGCATAGCACTACGATCTATAATGCCATACTCAATGGCGGTGTTGCTTATACTTACGATTATTTCCCAGGTAGCACTAATACACTTAGCAATGCCGGGCAATTTGCGTTTGGGCAACAGATTTACAATAGCAGTACTGTTAGTGGCGACAGATTTGCTGTCAGTGTAAATTATACCAGCGGTAGATTGTTGATCGGAGCTCCAGCAGGTTGGCCTACGAATATAACGAATTTAAGTTACGCTACAGTATTCAATAACCCAACTAATTCGCCCGCATGGACACCTATACGCATACAGCAACCGGTCGTAGATGTTTACGCTATAAACGGAGTATTCAGTTACAACGGTGGGCAGGCGATAGGTGTAAATGTAACGGCTACCGCCGGAACACAAACTTACTTTGACTTCTTTGATCCGTTACAGGGAAAAATATTAGGTGTCGCTAGACAAAATATTGATTATATCGGGGCAGTAGATCCTGCTCAATATAATGCAGGTCCGATTCATAATAATGGCAATGTATGGGGTAGCGAGAGACTTGGTGAGATGTGGTGGGATACGAATACTGTGAGATTTATCGACCCCAATCAAGATGATATCGTATATGCTAGTAGAAGATGGGGAACTACATTTCCCGGCAGTAGTGTAGACATCTATCAGTGGGTCGAGAGCTCAACCCCACCAGCAAACTATACTGGCGCCGGCACTCCGTTAAGCACCGTCAGTTATTCTGTCAGTTCACGATTAGGTCAGAATAATATTTTTCAGACACTATATTATTTCTGGGTCAGGGGTATCACCACAATAGCCAGCGGTGCTGGTAAAACTCTTAGCTCTAGCGGTATTAGTAGTTATATAACTGATCCTCGCAGTAGCGGACTACCTTATATCGCCGGGCTTAATGCTTCAACTATAGCCATTTACAATGCACAGAATTTATTAGAAGCTACAAATACTATTTTAAGTATAGGATTTGATCGAGAGATCAACGATGCTGTGGTACATCAAGAGTATCAGATAATTACCGATGGTATTGCTAACAGTTTCTTAAACACTCAACTGTATCGCAAATTATTAGATAGTTTGTGCGGTGTCGACATTGCTGGCAATGCTGTGCCTGATCCTACACTAAGTTTAGGCATGCAGTTTGGAGTACAGTTTAGACCTCGTCAAAGTATGTTTGCTGATAGATTTACGGCACTACAAAATTATCTAGGTCGTGCTAACACAGTACTGTCTCAATATCCCATAAGCGAAACCCGTAGTTTTAGTCTACTCAATTCTGTACAACCTATACCAACTGCCAGTTCCGGAGCTTGGAATTTTGAAGTACCTAATTTAGAAATATTAGGGTTCCAGAATCTCGCAACTGTGCCTGTTGGTTATAGATATCTAGTATTGAGTGATAGTAGCCAACAAGGTCGATGGACAATCTATCAAGTACAATCTAATAAATCTTTGTATTTGGTACAAGTACAGAGTTATAACACTCCGTTATATTGGTATTACATTAATTGGTATCAGCCTGGATATAATAGCAGTATCGCCCCTGTGGCCGCAGTACAAAATTATGGCCAACTAATAACATTGCCAGTTACTACCGCTTCAGTTGGATCTAGCGTTCGTGTAATAAGCAACGGCGCAGGCAAGTGGGAAATATATCTGCGCACTGGAGTGGGCACAGCTAATGATTGGACTCGCGTGGGATTAGAAGATGGCACCATCGCATTTTCTCAATCGTTGTGGAACTATGCCAAAGGTAATTTTGGATTTGATGCTGATGTGTTTGATGCTCAATACTTTGACGAAACCCCGCAAGTTGAAACGAGATTTATTCTCAGAGCCTTAAACGAAGAGATCTACGTCGACGATTTACAGATCGAACGTAATAGCAGTTTGATCTTGATGTTCAATTATGTGTATAGCGAATTTACTGATCCATCGTGGCTGATTAAAACTAGCTATGTAGATGTCAATCATAATATCAGATCATTACAACCTTATCAAACTTATCTTCAAGATAATCAGAATTTCGTATTAGATTATTTCCAAGAAGTTAAGCCTTATCATGTACAAGTGAGACAATTTAATCTAATTTACAGTGGTGAAGACGATTTCTTAGGCGACTTAACTGACTTTGATCTGCCGGCATACTGGGATACCGCTTTAGAAATACCGCAGTTTGTTAGCCCGATACTGACGCCGTACGACACTGCCATCACGCCAGTGTATTCCACTGCGAGCGATGCTGCTTCTAACGCACAGATCTGGGTACCTCCTAGCTTATATAATCAATGGTATTCTAATTATTTGCTGAGCATACAAAGCGTAGCCATCGCAAACGGAGGGTCAGGTTATACGGTCGCACCCACAATTACGGTAACAGGAACATGCGTGACTCCTGCTGTAATGACCGCAGTTATCAACGGAGCAGGACAAGTTGTGGCTATCAACGTTGTCGACTCTGGGGTCGGATATCGTACTACAGCAATAATCAATATCGTCGGCGGCAATGGGTCAGGGGCCCAAGCTGTTGCCTATATGGGCAATAATCTAGTACGTTCGATCAAAACCACTATAAAATATGACCGATATGAATACCAAACTACGATTATAGATTGGGTATCGGGTACAACCTATACGGCAGGCGAACAAGTAAGATATGACAATACTGTATGGCAAGCTAACAGTACTGTAATCAATACGATTTTTGATCCTAGTCAGTGGACTTTAGTAAGTGCCAGTGAATTAAGCGGGGTTGATCGTACTATGGGCTACTATGTGTCAACCCCCGATACCCCAGGGTTATCCCTGCCGCTATTAATCGATGGTATCGATTATCCCGGGGTTCAAGTTACTGGATTAAACTTTATTGACAACCCCGGGTTTGGTCGCGGTGGATTTGCTGCTTTGCCTTTTAATAATGTATCATACGATGCCAACGGTAAACCTACTTATTATATAGGTCTATTAGATACTATTTTTGAAAGTTCATATGTTGATCCTTATCTGGGTACGCGAGCCACAGATATAAACATAGTAGGCGGAGCATATGTTGATACATTCGAAAGTCACGCCCCCGAAGAGTTAGTGCCGGGCATAGAATTTGACACATTGGATTATCGTGTGTATACAACACCCGGAGCTGACTGGCAAGGCTTTGGGCATGGATTTCCGCAGAGTCTAGTTAATGTAATCTACGATGCTGCTCAGGCAACCATTAGTTTTGCCAATCAACAGCCATACCCAATCGCACTTGTGATAAATGATGATACTCAAGGTAGATATCTAGTATCTGGAATAGATTACACTGTTGACTGGGCAAATCAGTCTTTCACCATACTTGCATCATCTACGATAGTCTCAGATGGTGACCAGTTAGGTATCAATGTATTTGAATTAGGAGGTGGGAACCAACTATTCAAGGGAGTATACAACGGAGCTGAAGTTTTAAATGCTCTGACTGTACCAGTCGAATACAGTTTAATATATGAATTTGCGATTTTTGTCAATGGGGTCTATCTATCTAGCAGTAATTATACCTATGCTGCGGGCGCAGAGTACGGCACTACTCAGATCCAGTTTAATTCAACTTATACCGACACCGATTTTATCAGTTTAGTGGCCATCGGACCAACTACCATAGACGGTGTTACGACTGACTATTCATGGAGCGTACCAGTAACACAACCCATCATCGCCACAGGCAGTATAGCATATCAATTAGATAATAGTTTAGATTATACCAACTCCGTAAACGCCATCGTAACATTAGCTGGCACACGTGCCCGCACAGCAGCTGGCATCGCTTATGTAGGTGACGGAGCTACTACTTCGTACACGGTGGCACAAAGATTGGGCATCGATCAACTTACAATTTTACCCACAGATGTGAGTGTGTATTTAAATGACGTACTTCAAAACTTTTCAACTTACGCGGTAGACCCAAATACAGCAGGAACTGTGGTAATATTTAATGTTGCCCCCGCTGCCGGGACAAGAGTTTATCTAGCAGTAGCTACAGGGGCACAGGTCATCATCGATCCAGTATCTAAAATCTTAGAGTTTGTGCCTGGTCGTGGATTGACGCCCTTCACGGGTCAGATTATTACAGTTACTACATGGAATGATACCAGAGAACAACGAGCACTCACACAGGTATTTGTAGGCCCAGTTACAGTAGGTGAAACTGTATCTGAAGGTTTTGATAGCACAGTGTTTGATCCGTTATTTGTGCCTGCAATAGAACCTGCTAATTATCCCGGCCCATTTCCTGCTACACAATTAACAGCGGGTTTTGTATATCAAATTAATGCTGTTGGTACTACAGACTTTACAGTTATCGGAGCACCAAATAATAATGTTAACACAGTATTCACGGTACAAACTGCGATTCCTGTAGAATTAATCTTACCCAATAGTGTATTCTATTGCGAAACAAATAGTCTTCCGTTAGTAGTAGGTGGGGTAGTTGTAATTTCTGGTATGCTATCGACAGGCACGGGTATGGCCACTATTCCAGATTTATTACCCCAAGGGTTTAATGTTACTCCTTTCAACACCGGAGCTTTTAACGGAGAGGCCATTACAATTTACTATATTGTGACCACAAATGGATCAACTAAATTCCAATTATCCGAAACTCCCGGGGGTCCAGTGATTATAACTACGCCCGGGGCCGTTCAAGGATTATATTTTAATACTCAAGCATCCGGAAATGGTAACGCTCTCGAAATGCAGTATATTCGTGATACTAGTACGAATTTATATAACGATGAACCAGGCTCATTTAATTACACCGAAGGAACTACTATTTCAACAAATAATCTAATTCTCGGATCTGTAATTACAGACGCAGAAAGATTATGGGTATCATTAAATGGGAAAATCCTAAACACCACACAAGACTTTACGTTAGCGACAACTTTTATTGGTAGCGAATTCAGTACAAGTGCTTTTGGTATTGGCGGTTTCAGTTATACGATGGCAGCATCCGAACTCGTATTGACCTCGGGGATCTTACAACCAACTGACACTGTAATGGTCACCCAATTCACAAATTATGTAGTACCCGAATCGATGACTTTCCGACTATTTCAAGACATGCGAGGAGTACAGGCTACATATAGAATTACAAATGCAACTACGACTACCACAGCTAGTCCAGTGGCTTTAGCAGACGACGTCATATATGTGGTCGACGCCGGGGCATTATCTATTCCTAATTTTATGGCAAACGTATGGGGAGTCGTTACTATAGGCGGTGAGCGTATTATGTATCGTAGTCTAGATCTTGTTAATAATTCCATCAGTAATTTGCTACGTGGTACCGCAGGCACAGGAGCAGCGGCACACGATGCTGGTACGTATGTATATGACGAAGGCCGGGGAAATTTGATGCCAGAACAATTTCAAAATTACATTGTCAGCGATACTGCTCTAGCTGACGGGGTAACTAAAGAATTTACAGCAACAAATATTTCATTAAGTGGGTCAAATCCCATAGTTTGGATAGAGACCGATAGTTACTCGGGAGCTACTACGGTAGTCGACGGTATTAATTATTACTATGCAAAACAAGCAGTGCCCGCAAATACAATTATCACCGATACCACATACTGGCAGCCGTTGAATAGAGCTGTACAAGTTTACGTAGGTGGTACACTACAAACATCAGGTTATACGTTCTTAAATGAAAGCCCGGTCACTATAGAATTTGCCAGCGCTCCTGCCGCAGGAGTGGATGTTACTATATTAGTGAAACGTGGAGTAATTTGGTACGCTCAAGGCATGGATACTGCCAGTAACGGAGTACCTTTACAAGAAACTAATACAGCAGCAGCTAGATTCTTACAAGGCCATTGAAGTTTAAAAACATAAGATTTCAACATTATAAATACGCATATGGAAAATAAAACAACTACTCAAACACCGCAAGTTCAAAAACCTCAAAAAAGACCCGACGATACTGGTCATGTATCTGTAGATGGATTTGTGAAGATTTTTGATCCAAAAACTCACAAAGTATTTGTGGAGCAAAAAGCATGAATAACCTAATTACCCCTGTAATAAAAGGTCACATCAAAATTACAGATCGCAATACCGGCGAAGTATTAGTGGACAAAGATAATGCCATTAATTACGAAAATATTTCTATAGCTATGGCTAATACTCTCAGCGATCAGGGCAAGGGTTGGATATATGCCATGGCGTTTGGTAACGGCGGATCTGCTGTAGATCCCACAGGCGTGATCACATATCTGCCTCCCAATGTTACAGGACAAAACGCTAGTTTATATAACGAAACTTACGCTAAAGTCGTAGATCAATCTTCGGCTAGTAATCTGGACCCTATCAACAATAATATGACAGTGTTGCATACCCCGGGTAATTATTATACTGATATACTAGTGACCTGCTTATTAGATTACGGCGAGCCAGCAGGTCAGCAGGCCTTTGACAACAGCACTAATTTCAACGGTGAGTATGTGTTTGACGAGTTAGGTTTACAGTGTTGGAATGGATCGGCTACTGATTTGTTTTTGATCACACACGTAATTTTCCACCCTGTACAAAAAAGTTTAAATCGCCAAATTCAAATAGATTACACTTTACGGATACAAACTCTCACTAATCTTTCAACAACTTAGTATGAATTGGGCAGACGGGTGATATAAGATATCGCATTTTTGATATCACTAAATAATAAATATAGAAAATAGGATACTGACTTTATGAGTTATACGATTAATCTTACGAACGGCAATGTTTTTGCTGTAGTACCGTCGGGCACCATCAACCAATCGAGTTCAATGACATTGATCGGACAAAACTATGCCGGTTATGGTCAATTTTTAGATGATAACTTTATTCGTCTATTAGAATCTGGAGCTAACAGTACTCCACCTGGTGCTCCATTAACCGGTCAATTATGGTTCAATACAGTGGCGGGTGTTTTAGAAGTTTACACCGGGGCAGCATTCAAAGCGGTTGGCGGTAGTCAGGCTTCTAGTAGTGCTCCCACTAGTAATGCCATCGGTGATCTGTGGTATGACACAGTTAATCAACAATTAAAAGTCTGGACTGGCACACAGTGGTTGCTGGTTGGTCCTATATATAATGCTACAACTGGTGTAACAGGTGCCATTCCCGGAACTATTATTGACAATACTTCGACTAGCCATACAGTCATTGAATTATTCGTGGGCAATGTTATAGTAGGATTTATCTCATCGTCTGCTACATTTACCCCACAGAGTGCTATCTCTGGTTTTACAACAATACGCCCTGGTATCACCTTATCCACATTAGTGGGTAATAGTGTTCCATTATTCCAAGGCACTGCCACAAACAGTCAACAATTTAATGGTCTAACTTCAACGCAATTTATGCGGGCAGATACAAATACCAGCACAACTGGCGTATTATCGATACAAAACAACGGCGGATTAATCGTCGGAGCCGGTAATAACTTTGGTGCTACTGTATCAGGTAATACAGTAAACCTCACAAATAATACCTATAACGGCAATATCAACATCAATGCTAATATTTCTGGCGTACCAGCGACAGTAGTCGCGATAAATGGCGCAAATGGCACGATGTCATTAGTGGGAAATATCTTGACTGCTGGTGCGATAAGTGCAACTGGCACAGTATCGGGAAGTAGTTTATTAGGTACAACAGTAAGCGCAAGCGGTAATATAGCGGGCGGCAACATTGTAACTGCCGGAATCGTGAGCGCAAGTGGTAATGTAACCGGAAGTTATATTTTAGGTAACGGCGCATTCTTAACTGGAATAAGTAGCAGCGGTAATATAAACTACAGTAATAGCAATGTTGCCGGTTTTATGGCAGCTTTCGGAGCCAATTCAATTTCAACTAGTGGCAACATAACCGCTGGCAATGCCAGCGCAAGTGGTAATATCACAGGTAATTATATTTTAGGTAATGGGGCGTTCCTAACCGGAATAAGTGGCAGCGGCAATGTAAACTATAGTAATAGCAATGTTGCCGGTTTCATGGCAGCGTTTGGGGCCAATTCAATTTCAACTAGTGGCACTGTGACAAGTGGTAATATAACTGGTAGCAACATCTTAACCAGTGGTTTAGTAAGTGCGACCGGCAATATCACAGGCAGTTATATTTTAGGTAACGGCGCGTTCTTAACTGGGATAAGTGGCGGCGGCAATGTAAACTATAGCAATAGCAATGTCTCTAGCTTCTTAGCTGCGTTTGGTTCCAATACGATTTCTACAACTGGTTCGATTACTAGTAATGGTCTTGTGGACCCCGGAGATCTCAATTTTACCTCGACTGGGTCTGGTCAGAGAATCTTAGGAAGATTTACAGGATCGCCGCACAGTGCCCGTGTCAGAGTCCAAGATACATATAGTCCTAATCTGGGTAATCCTACGTCATTTGGTGTATTACCAGCCAGTGGTGGTACAGGTGGTAGCAACTTCACGGCCTATACTCTGCCGGATGCAGATAACTCACCCACTATCGCATTTGCTGCCAGCAATGCTGGCAACGCCAACCATAGTATTATTTCTACTGGCACGGTAGGCGGCGCCGGTTCTTCTACATTCTCAGGCTTGCCAATAGCTTTTTATGTCACACCCCAAGGCGAAATAGCTAGAATGTTGAACAATGGCCATGTTTTAATTGGCACAACAACTGATAACGGAAATACATTACAAGTTAGTGGCAACACTAGTATAAGTAGTGACGTAACCATAGGTGGTAATACCACTATTAGTGGTGCCAATACCGTGTTCAACGGTACTGGTCAGAGAATATACGGTGCTTTTGGAAATCCATATACTAGTCGTAATGACCTGTTGACATTTAAGCCCATCGGCAATCAACAGATGAGGTTTAATATTCAGGGCGGCACAACTGGTGTAAATGCCGGCAATGCTAACTTTCTTGCTTATGCTGCACAAGATATGGATAATGCCCCTTACATGGCAGTGGGCATAAGCCCCAATAGTCAAACAGGAGGTATAACCACCGGAGCAAATGGAAGCGGTGGATTATATCCATTGACCTTGGTAACAAACACTACATCAGAGAGAATGCGTATTGATGTTGGCGGTAATATTATGATGGGAACTACCACTGTTAGTGGCAGTAATCTACTTACGGTTAATGGAAGTATCGGAGCAACGGCTTTCAATAATACATCTGACTATAGACTAAAAGATAATATCCAGCCCATCACTAATGCTTTAGACAAAGTATCACAACTGAAACCGGTGTCATTTACTTGGAAGAAGACAGGGTTGAATAGTGACGGATTTATCGCGCACGAGCTTCAGCAGGTGTTACCTCTAGCAGTCACGGGTGTAAAAGATCAGATAAATGCTGTTGGTAACCCAGTACACCAACAAGTTGATAAATCATCATTAGTGGCGACACTAACTGCAGCAATACAAGAACTTAACACCAAATTTAATGAAAAAATTGCCGAATTAGAAGCTAAACTTAAAGCCGCTGGCATCAATTAAGGAATTGTGATGTCAAATCAACTTACGAGTTCACCATTTTATCTAGTATTAAATCGCTATGTCGTTAAACAAAGTATGGTAGCGACATTATGAGCTTTACGATAACTCTCACAAATGGTAATGTATTTGCAGTAATTCCTCCAAATACTATCAATCAATCAAGTTCAATGACATTGATTGGTGATCACTATGTAAATTATGGAGCATTTTTAGATCAAAACTACATACGCTTACTAGAAAATGGTGCTAACAGCGTTGCCCCAAGTGCCCCGTTGACAGGACAACTATGGTTCAATACTACACTTAAAACATTAGAAGTTTATAATGGAACGACCTTTAAATCATTAAGTGGTAGTCAAGCCGCAAGTTCGGCACCAACAGGTAATGCCATCGGTGATCTGTGGTATGATACAATAAATCAACAGTTAAATGTCTGGACAGGATCACAATGGCTATTAGTTGGACCAGCATATAATTCAGCACAGGGTATAACCGGAGCATTACCTGCTACTATAGTTGACAATTCATCTGTATCGCATACAGTCATTGAATTATATGTTGCTAATACAGTTGTGGGTTTCATCTCGTCTTCTGCTTCATTTACCCCACAAACTGCTATATCGGGATTTACCACGATAAGCCCGGGCATTACATTATCTACATTAGTAGGAAATAGCATTCCTTTATTCACAGGAACTGCCACAAATAGCCAACAATTTAATGGATTATCTTCTACACAATTCATGAGATCAGACGCTAATACTAGTACCACTGGTTCAATAAGCGCAGTCGGTAATATTGCTGGTAACTATTTTATTGGAAATGGAAGTTTATTAACAGGTATCAGTGGCGGAGGCAATGTTAATTACAGTAATGCCAACACTGCCAGCTTTTTAGCAGCATTTGGATCGAATACTATATCGACAACAGGATCTATTACATCAGGTAACATAACTAGTTCTAATGTATTGACAGGAGGGATTGTAAGTGCTACTGGTAATATAAGTGGTAATTTTATTTTAGGTAACGGAGCATTCTTAACTGGTATAAGTGGCGGCGGCAATGTAAACTATAGTAACAGCAATGTTTCTAGTTTCCTTGCTGCGTTTGGGTCAAATACTATATCAACGATCGGGACAATCACATCAGGTAACATAAGTGGTAGTAATATATTGACAACTGGTTTAGTAAGTGCTAGTGGTACAATTACAGGTAGTAGTCATATAGGTACTGTTGTAAGTGCTAGTGGCAATATAACTGGTGCCAATTTATTAACAGGTGGTACCGTGAGTGCTACTGGTAATATTGCTGGTAACTATTTTATAGGAAATGGTAGTTTATTAACTGGGATAAGTGGCAGCGGTAATGTAAACTATAGTAATAGTAATGTCTCTAGCTTCTTGGCAGCGTTTGGATCTAATACGATTTCAACAACTGGATCTATTACATCAGGTAACATAAGTGGTAGTAATATATTGACCGCAGGCCAATTAAGTGCTACTGGCAATATAAGTGGAAATTTTATTTTAGGTAACGGCTATTATTTAAGTGGCTTAGGTAATGGCAGCGGTAATATAAATTATAGTAATAGTAATGTCTCTGGTTTCTTGGCAGCGTTTGGATCTAATACGATTTCAACAACTGGTTCGATTACTAGCGGCAATCATAGTATAAGCGGAAATATTACATTCACGGGAGGAACACAAGGTTCCGCCGGCAGTGGTCCTAAATTTTTAGCAAGATTTTCGGGATCACCACACAGCAGTCGCATGGTATTTCAGGATGCCGTTAATCCCGGGTTGCCTATGTCTTTTGGTATAGCCCCCGCAAATGCGACTGGAGGATCAAATTATATCGCATATGCCAATTCAGATCCAGATAATAGTGCCATAGGAATATTTACAGCAATACCATCTAGCTCGATATCTATACAATCATTGGGTACAGCTAACGGAATAAACAGTGGAAGTTATTCAGGGCTACCACTGACATTTAGTGTGGCTCCTGCTGGGGAAATAGCAAGATTTACAAACACTGGTAACTTATTAGTAGGTAACACGACTGACAATGGGGGTAAACTTCAAGTTAGTGGCAATATTAGTGCTACTGGCAATATCGCAGGAAGTTATATTTTAGGCAACGGAGCTTTTTTAACTGGTATTAGTGGTGGGAGCGGAAATGCTAATTATAGCAATAGTAATGTTTCTAGTTTCTTAGCAGCTTTTGGATCAAATACGATATCAACCACAGGATCTATTAGTAGCGGGTTACACACACTAAGCGCAAACATAAGTTTTACTGGTGGCACTCAAGGTTCAGCAAATAGCGGATCTAGATACTTGGCTAGATTTTCCGGAGCGCCACATAGTAGTCGTATGCTATTCCAGGATGCTGCCAATCCAGGCCTGCCTATGTCTTTTGGAATAGCCCCTGCCAATGCGGTTGGGGGTTCTAATTATATAACTTATGCTAATTCGGACACGGATAATAGCGCGATAGGAATATTTACATCGCAACCTGGAAGCCAGATAGCTATACAATCATTGGGCACATCTGGTGGTACCAATAGCGGAAGTTATTCAGGACTGCCACTGACATTTAGCGTCTCTCCCCAGGGCGAAATAGCCAGAATGTTAAATAACGGGCACTTTTTAGTAGGCACGTCGACTGATAATGGAAATACTTTTCAAGTTAACGGCAGTATAAGTGGCGGCAATGTTTTAACTGGTGGGGTTGTTAGCGCAAGTGGAAATATAACAGGCAGTTATATTTTAGGTAACGGAGCATATCTTACTGGTATAAGTGGCGGGGGAGGGTCAACTTACGGAGATAGTAATGTATCTAGTCTACTATCCGCGTTTGGTTCTAATACCATATCTACCACCGGATCTATAAGCAGTGGCTTACATACAATAAGCGGAAATATCAGTTTTACAGGCGGGACACAAGGATCAGCTGGAAGTGGACCTAGATTACTAGCTAGATTTGATGGGTCACCACACTCAAGTCGTTTTATGTTCCAAGGTACGACAAGTTCATCTAATCCCACCGCTTTTGGTATATTACCACCGCCTAATGGTGCTAATGGCGCAAGTTTTTTTGCTTATGGATCTCCCGATCCAGATAATTCACCGTTTGGTCAATTAGGCTGTAGCCAAGGAGGAGGTACTACTGGAATTTCGTCAGCAGGAACTTCTGGGGGGACGGTATCCGGATCATTTTCCGGGTTTCCGATTAATTTTTATATCACGCCATACGGGGAAGTAGCAAGATTTGTTAACAATGGAAATTTCCTCATCAATACAACAGGCGATCTAGGTTCAGGATATAATCTCCAAGTTAACGGATATGCTGTGGCTAATAATTTCTTTACGTTTTCAGACTATAGACTCAAAGAAAATGTAAAGACAGTTTCTGGAGCATTAAATAAAGTATTAAAACTAAATCCTGTAACATTTACTTGGAAAAAAACAGGTAAATCTGGTGTTGGATTTATCGCACACGAATTACAACAGGTCTTACCACAATCTGTTACAGGTATAAAAGATGAAAAAAATGCTGCCGGCAGTCCGCTACATCAGTTAGTTGAGGCATCATCGGCAACATTAATAGCAACATTAACAGCAGCAATACAAGAACTCAACACCAAAGTGGTAGAGTTAGAAGCTAAACTCAAATCTGCCGGTGTGAACGGATTTTAAAATTAACTTTAAGGAAAAATAAAAAATGTCAAATACAAACACATATACCTGGACAATCAATGCTTTAGATTGTTACCCAACAAGTCCTCAGCCAGACTGCGTATTTCTAGTTCATTGGACTTATGTGGCTACTAGCTCAACTATCGATACTCAAACCAACAAGCCATATACTAGTTCTATGTATGGTACAACTAGTATCACATATAACCCAAATGATCCATATATCCCTTATGCGAATCTAACTCCTATAGTAGTGGAAGGTTGGTTAGAGGAAGTGTTGGTACCAAGCGGAGATTTAGAACAGATGAAATCGGGATTAGACGCACAGATTAATAATCAGATCGCACCACCAGTAGTACAGCCACCGTTGCCTTGGGTTTCGAACTAAAGAGATATAAATACTATATCGAAAGATTAATAAACTAACCGGAGTTATGATAAATGGCATTTCCACTAAACCCCACTAACGGGCAACAAACTACTATAAACGGTGTTATATACACGTATAGCACTGCACTGACAGCCTGGACTGTTACTTCATCTGGGGGATCGTTACTGACGGCTAGCGATATTCAAACATCGGGAAATATCTCAATCGGTGGGTTCAACAGTGCTGTTGGTAACATTACTGGTAATTATTTCTTTGGTAATGGTAGCCAGTTAACAGGAGTTACTGGTGGCACAAACTACAGCAATGCCAATACTGTCAGCTTCTTAGCTGCGTTTGGTTCTAATGTAGTGTCGACAACTGGTAATATATATGCCGGTAATGTGATCAACACTGGAGCATCAAGTGTAACTGGCAATATCACCGTAGGTAATGTATTGACCGGTGGTTTAGTAAGTGCTACTGGAACGGCTACTGTGGGTAATATATTGACCGGTGGTTTAGTAAGTGCTACTGGTAATATTACAGGTAGTTATATTTTTGGTAACGGTAGTCAGTTAACGGGAATTACAGGTACAGGTAATTATAGTAATGCCAATACTGCCGGCTTCTTGGCCGCATTTGGTTCTAATGTGATTTCTACAACTGGATCAATCACATCAGGCAATATATTAACTGGCGGCTTTGTAAGTGCTGTCGGAAACATATATGGCGGTAATGTCATTAACGCAGGAATAAGCTCAGTAACTGGTAACTTAAGTGCTGGTAATATCACCACTGCTGGGTTGATAAGTGCTACTGGAAATGTTCGTGGCGGTAATATAGTCGGTAACATACTTACAAATAGTATTGTAAACAGCGGAACAAGTGCTACTGGTAACATCGGATCATCGACCACACCATTTAACACAATTTTCGCCACAGCAACCACGGCACAATACGCTGACGTTGCTGAACGTTTTGCTGCTGATGCTACATACTTGCCCGGTACAGTGGTGGAATTGGGCGGGGCAGCTGAAATTACCTGTGCTATGACAGATCTCAGCGAGAATGTATTCGGCGTCATCAGTACTAAAGCAGCTTACCTTATGAATTCAGGAGCTGGTGAAGATGCTACACATCCTCCTATAGCAATGACTGGGCGTGTGCCTGTACGAGTTGTAGGTGTCGTAAACAAAGGCGATCGTTTGGTCAGTGCTGGCAATGGGCTAGCTCGTGCGGCTCAGACCGGAGAAGCAACTGCGTTTAACGTCATCGGCAGAAGTTTAGTCAATAAATCTAGCAGTGACGAAGGTGTAGTAGAAGCCATCGTAACAATCAAGTAAGTTATCCCGAGACACTGGCAACTATAGTCAGTGTCTGTCTTCCGTAAAAATCCAAATAATAGTTAAAAATACGCTATTATCTGCGTAATTAATAAATAATAGAATAAACTAACAGGAGTTTTAAAATGGCGCATTTCGCACAAATAGATGAAAACAACAAAGTAGTACAAGTTATCGTAGTTGACACCAAAGACACCAGTACCGCCGACGGCGTTGAAAAAGAAAGTATCGGTGAAGCTTTCTGCGAGCGCTTGTTTGGTGGCACATGGAAAAAGACCAGTTACAACACAAAAGCCAGTGTTCACAATCAAGGTGGCACACCTTTACGTGGTAACTATGCTGGTATAGGTCACACTTATGACGCAGAAAATGATGTATTTTATGCCCCGCAGCCATTTCCCAGCTGGACTATTTCAGCTCCCACTTGGCAGTGGACTGCTCCAACACCTATGCCCACAGATGGAAAAGGATATACTTGGAACGAAAACACAAGATCTTGGGATCTAGTGACTCCCGCAATCGGTAACTAGAATAAATTAATAGCGCCTTGATTTGCTACTAAGTAATAAGCAAGCAACGGCGCTATTATTTCAGGAGAAAAATCAAATGCTAGTAGTTACACATGTATCAACGGGGGTAAAATGATAACCCACGGTTTATTTCCAACACCGGTAGCTAGTTTCAATTTTGGTTCGGAATTAACATTAGACGAGCTAAACTTTATTAATGGGCAAGATGCCCGCGGTAATCAAGGCAACACCACTAGTAAAGATAACTATCTATTCAAAAACACACAATTAGATAGAATCAAAACCTTTTGCGAAGAGTCAATGCTACAGTACTTTAGTGAGATCTACGCTCCCAAAGAAGACGTTAGTCCTTACATAACACAAAGTTGGGCCAACTACACTAGCAAAGGGCAGTGGCATCACAAGCATGCTCATCCCAACAGTATAGTATCAGGTGTGTTCTATGTACAGGCACAAGAGGGTAGCGACAAGATTTACTTTTATCGTGACGTATACAATCAGATAGAAGTCCCAACCGAAAACTACAATCTTTATAACAGTACCAGTTGGTGGTTAGGCGTTGAAACAGGCACATTATTATTGTTTCCAAGTCATTTCACACACATGGTACAAACTGTAGAAACTGACGCAACACGCATAAGTATTAGTTTTAACACCTTTTTAAAAGGTTATTTAGGTGCTGAGAATGATCTCACAGCATTAAAATTATAATTTTATTTAGGAGATATAGATATGGAGAAACGCTATAGATTTTATGGAGCCGACACAGCCATTGAGCTATTACGTCCTCAAGCAGGGCCATGGCAGTTTAATGGTAGAGAGATTACTATATGGAATGATCCAAGACCTAAGCCCACAGCGGAAGAGATCAGGGATGCCATGGAAAAGATCAAAGCCATGGAAGACTCTATAGAAAATATCTGGCTATAACAAAATAATGGGGCTTAACTGCCCCATTTTCACGACGGCGCGCCCAGTAGAACCAACGAACCGCACGTAGTGCAAAACGCATGACACCAAATTGATATTGACTTCTGAGATAATTGACTGTATACTGTAGTTGTTTTAAACAATCAAAAAGGTCAACGCTATGCGCCTCAAAGAATCTGACTATGCAGCTTATAAAGCACAAGTAGCACAGGATCTGCGTCGCAGTTTAAATGAATCTGTCACTTATGCTCGTCGCAGAGCACGAGACAATGATCTAGACATAGACATCACTGTGGATGATTTAATGGAATTATGGCGTAAAACTGACGGCCGCTGTGTCATGAGTAATAAGCCCATGAGTCTAGAAACTGGCACTGTAAAGAATCGTAATATGATGAAGGTGAGTATAGATAGGAAAGACAGCACTGTAGGATATACTAAAAACAACATCCAACTGGTATGTTATATGTATAATGCAGGTAAGAACTCAAGTACTGATGAAGAAACACTAGAGTTCTGGCGAAGTGTCATAAACTACCAAGACAGTTTAAAAGCTATCGATGCGTAGTCTAATACTATTAGCACTTATGACGAACCTCACTGGCTGTGCGATTATAGTAACCTCAGCTGGCGGGGGCGCCGCAGCCGTACAAACAGCCACTATACTGGACGCTGCTAAACTAACCGGCGATGTAGTATCTGGAGCCACAACTGGTAAAAGCCTCACTGACAATGTGATAAGTTATGCATTTGATCAAGACTGTAGCTTGTTATACCCGTTGGGAGGTTATGACATCTGTAATGATGAAGTAGGAGATGTAACACAGTGACGGATAATAATTGACAGAGTACGAAGAATATCAGATGGCAGTGCGGCGTCTAGATGAACTAGAAGCAGAGTATATACCACGCAGAGATAGACTGCGGGCACTGACTAGGGGCAGCGAGAATAGCTACTTCCTCACAGCACTAAATCAACTTAATGATCAATTGATGCGACAACGTGCTAAAGTGAGATCATTCCAGGGTAAGGGATATAGCTGAGTATGCACATAGATAGACGGGGCGCTATTACCTGTGAAGTATATCTCTTACATGCAGCAGAACGCTATCAAGACTGGCTAGAGCGGGGAGACAGAGAAGTGGCTGAAGGCTATTGGCTAAGCATGCGACAGTTCGTAAAAGCTCGCTGGCCCGGAGACTATGAGATAGAGTGGTGTCACGCAGAGATGAGGATAAATCTAGTGTTTAGAGACACTGGGGCTGAAGTGTGGTTTAGACTACAGCACAAGTAGGCGAAGATGCAGCTGAGATAATAAAAAATTGCATGCATGCAATTTTGAAATAGGAATTTTAACCACACCGAAGTTTCTGACCCCTGGGGTATGGATACGCGATTTTTGTGACTAAGACTTTAGTCATACAGTAAAGAAAATATGCGGCTAAGACTTTAGGGCCAAAAAAGGACGCGGCAAGCCCCTAAGTATTGTAGCTAACCTTGCATACACCCCCCATGAAGTTTTTGCCCCCTACCCCCTTGGATCCGCACGATAAAAATAATTTGACTACCAGACTTGACTTATGACACCAATGAC